AACAGCGCACAAATGTACACAGGTCTATATCGTTGACAACCAACGACTTGTGCACTTTAAAAAAAAATGGCCTAGAAAATCACAAAATTAGTCACACATTGGATGATCTACAGGCAACCAGACGTATGATGATACGACATATTTAGGTCCAGAGATCGGCGTAGCACCTTTGTGGGGGTACTGCCATGTTGGTGGGAAGCATACCACAGATCCAGCTTCGGGCTTTATAGCCACTTCGTCACCGATATCGAAGATCGTTTCTCCTCCTTCAGCAACATCATTCAGATACCAAAACATGACCACTGCTCTCTTTGAAGAGGATTGATCAGCAGCATCAATATGCCAATCAAAGATTCCCTGATTAGGTTCGTATCTCTTGATTCGTGGAGCTTCATAATCCTTCATTGGCTCATAGCACACTAGCTTATCGCGAAGTGCGTTATGTGTCTTATCCATATAGAAGTTATTCACTGCTCTCATCAACTCGCCCATCGGTTCACGAAACTCAGCAAAAGCCGCATGATCAAGCATATTGATCTCAGCAAAGTCAAAGATCTTACTCTCACGTTTTACATAATTAGGATCAGAATGGCTAACAGAGTTATATGTCTCGATTAGCTTCTCACACATATCTAAAGGCATCGCATCCTTTAAATGTAAAATATACTCAGCTAGGGTTTTGTGCATGATATGAAGTGATTTTCTTTACCATCGGTTCGAGCCAATCAGTGGTTCTTTCTTTAAAGACGATAGGTGTATTAGATCCATCGACAGCCATAATGATCACTAATTGTTCAATAGGTGTGCCAGTTCTTTCTTCGAACATACACGAATATGCACACGCTTGAATGAAATAGTCTTCAATCTCATCACGAGATTTAATTCTCTTCGATGTCTTAAAGTCTACAATAGACAGTTCATCATCAAAGTTACCAATCAAGTCAACTCGACCAGCGGCCTTTAATTGATCTGAATAGAGAGGACATTCTTGAAGAACAACAGAATCCAACCTTTCATCGATAACACCTTTCACTGCACGTGCTAACTGTACGATATGTGGAAGATTCTCTCCTTTCATGAAGTCTTCTTCATTATTAATATATCGTTCAGCAATAGAGTGAACAGCATTCCCCCGGCCGCATGCGTGACGCGAAACACGATTTGCTTCTTCATCTCCAACTCTCTTACGCCATTCCATAATAGATGCCTTCGTAAAGTATCCAAGAATAGATGTAATAGACGGATATGTCTTTCCAATAGGAGTGACATACTTACGTTTAGAGTCTATTGTCTCTGTGCTTAAGTCATCGTATCCTAATTCAATAGGACAATGCTTAAATGTCTTTGTTCGACTAAGCGTCTGAGGTTTCATAGAATGCAAATGTGAGTTGTGTATAGAGCGTAGGGAATAGTTCTAATTGGTTATTCATAATCTTCAAGTGTGCTAGGTGATTCGTAATAGTCGATGTTGTCAAAGTAATCTTCTCTCTCATATTGATTTGCGAAAGACTTCTTCCTACGATTTAATTTTTCTCGGCGTTTCTTTTTTCGTTCGAAAGAATCAAGTTCGCCATATACATTAGCTGTCTTATTCCTTACAGACTGTTTATTCCTTTTCATTTTTAGTAATGTTCAATAGTAGATTCTACACCCGATGCTTTATTGATTCCTGTTAGAAGATCATTCCAACCTGATCCAGCTTTCCGAATAGTTGAAACAGATCCTTCGAATGATAACGCTGGTGCACATACTCCACGTTTCACTTTTCCATCTTTCTCGCACGGGCATGATTTGCCACATGGCTTATCTCGATCTGCAATAGCATGAGATTCTTCCCATATCTTATCGCACTTATCACAATAGTAATCGTATGTCATATTAATTAAACCAAACTGGTTTCTCTCTTTTAGTCCAAACCATTTTGAACCGTTCTTGTTTTGTTTTATAGAATGCACGATATGATTTAACAACATCATCGAACATACATTCTGGATTTGACTTCATAGCTAGAGGCCATTTAGTGAGTGGCCCATCTGGAATATTAGCTGGTCCATAGAATAAATCTTTGCGAAGTACTTCATCTGACTTATGAATTTTACCATAACGATAAGTGTATTCTTTACATAGCGCATCAAACAACTTCCAATGCCAACGATAGTTTTCGATAGATGCCATTGTCCACACAGTACAAGGATGATGCATATGCACTGCCTTATAGTAAGTATCTTCTCGCTCGTCAGGTAGTACCCAATAGCGCGACATTGTTTTACCAGAATTAGAAGGTCTCCTCTCCTCAGTGCCATCAAGCATGCGATGTGCAGTTGATAGCATCTGAGCAGATTCGACAATCATCTTAGGTGTATGTTTATCACAGTGCATTTGCGCTGCGATTATTGGATCATTATCTAGTACGAATACGTTCATGCCAATATTATACCATACTCTACTCTAAAAGTAAATGCTTATTTTAGTAGAGCAGGGAACGTCTTCTCTACCAAGTTTTCGGTAACCTTGGTGTATAGCTTATGCAGAACCTTATCCTTTGCAGCAATAATGACCTCAGCGTCCTTTGCGTCCACTGATTCCAAAAGCCGAATAAGAATTTGCTCCTTCTTTACGGCCGAAACCTTATTACCCTTTACACACTGACCAAGAGGACGAATAATGTTCGTCAAGCGAGCATATTCTAGACCCTTTGGAGTCTCACTCTTTTTATATGGAGGTGCACCTTCTGGAAAATCCAATTCAATCTTAGGATTATGCGCCAATTGAAGGATAGTCCGAAGAGCGAAGTTATCATTCTTCGTAAAAAGCTCGATGCGTTCAGCCCGTGTTTTTAGGTTTTGCGCTTCTTCGAGCAACTCGTGTAGTAGTTTTTCTGTATTAGTTTTATTCATGTGGGAAAAAATCCGAAGCTGATGAGACCAAATTGCTAAGTCGATTTGTGATTAGGTAGTTTAGAACCTTCATCTTCGGAGCTGGTTTTGTGTTATTGTATATGTCAAGGATTTCTGATTTGATATCTTCAGGAATGAAGTCAAGATCAATAACCTTTTGATTGCGTTGAAAGTTACGGTATACATGCTCAGGCATAATAGTCGATAGAGAATCATAGTTCTCTAACCACTCGTTGATTTTCTTCTTAGATAGTGGTGTCTGTCTAGAGCCTTCGTCGATAAAGACACTATCAGCACTCAGTACATTTGGTACACCATCGCTTGAATCACCTCTAAAGATATGTTCTTTGATATATTGAACTGGATCTTTTTCAGTAATAAGCTTCTTCTTCATAGGAGAAAACTGCTTTACATTCTTATACTTGTGGAGCTGGATGAAGTCTTTATCAGCCGATACGATCATGACCTTTTCGTTCTTACCGAACTCTTGTGTTTCTTGTACAAGACATGCGATAATATCATCAGCCTCGACACCACGCATATGAAGTGGTATCCATGGAAGATTGGCACCGATCTCTTCGCGCACCTTAGTAAGAGTATCGAAAAACGCAGACCAGTCCATACCAGAACTTTCTCGTGCTTTTGCGCGGTTCGCCTTATATTCTGGAAAGACGTCTTTACGCCAAGATCCACCATCACATGCAATAACCATCTGTCCATATTCTTCTCTAAACTTTGTGTTATACATTCGAATGCTATTCAACACAATGTGTCGTAGCATGTCCTCTGTTGGCGCTTCACTGCCTTTTGAATTGGCAAAGAATGCTGCAACTGCGATACCCGAGTAGTCGATGATTATAATGATGTACCTCGCTTTCTATTTGATTTATTCATAATATATATTATACACTATTTTAGCGCTAATGTAAAACTTTATTTTACTTCCATAGTGCTTTAATGTGCGCTCTGTGAATTTTCCCACCTACGAAGGCGTTTAAATATTCATTCGGCTTTAGTAGAACATCGCGTACGATCTGTTCTTTCATTTCGATATAATTTAGTTCGCCTTTACTCTTACACAGATGCAGTATCTCTCGATTGAAGTGGTCTAAACCACGTTCTTCAACAATAAGCTTTACTGCTTCACTTGAACCACAATATGTTTTCCAATCAGATTCCTTTAAAGATCTACGTTTGCGCTTCTTTCCCTTCAATGGTGGTTTAGTTACTTTTGAGAAGAATCCTTTCTTTCCGATATACTTCATGCCAGTCTCCTTATCGGTGACCATATAGACGAATCCGATATAGTCACCGATCATTTCAGTAGTAAACTCCTCACCATTATAACTCCACATAGAGTTATTTATAAATCTATTCGAACTCGTCGGTCTCGATCGGATCGAACTCTCCGAAGTTTTCTTCACTACAGAACGGGCAATATGTTGGAACTAAGTCTTCATCAATATCTTGCTCAAGCCACTGAACAGTATATTGAGAAGCGCAGGCGTTACAGTATTGTGTTTCTTTAATCATTATCCTTCGCACGATGCGCATTGAAGTAAGTTGCGTGATAGTTCCTGAGATGGATTAGTACCACGATGATAGTATAGCGTCTTTACACCTTGCTCCCACGCGAAGATAAGAAGCTGATTTACCTCTTTCGGTGGAGTCTTAGGATGAATCATTAGATTAATACTCTGTGCTTGATCAATGAAGTTTTGACGAATAGCTGTTTGAATAATAACTTCTTTTTGAGAGATCTCACCGAATGTTTTAAATACTTCTTTTTCGTGATCAGACAAGAATTCAAGGTGCTGAACTGAACCACCCTTCACTAAGATGGATTTCCATGTTGGACCGTTATTCTTATTATATGTATCGAGTACTCTTTCTAAGTATGGGTTCTTATATGTAAACTTACCCTTTGCGAGGTCTTTAACGAAGTAATTACTATTGAGAGGTTCAACACTCGGTGATACTTGACCAAGGATAAACGAACTTGATGTAGTAGGAGCAATCGCCATTGTAGTGACATTCCTACGACCATAACCCTTCAACAATTCAGGCTCACCGTATTCTTTTGCAAGATCAGCAGAAGCGTCGCGCGATTCTCTTTTCATGTATGTAAAAATATCAGTGGTGAGTTGCTTCGCCTCAAAACTTTCGAATGGAATTGATTTACTCTGTAGATATGAGTGCCAACCAAGAACACCAATACCGAGCGCGCGCTGAGCTGTTGCAAACTTACGAGGAGCTTCCATATATGGAATATCTTCAGTCTTACGGATGAACTCAGACATCACAGCATCGAGGAAGTATGTAAGAACTTCAACTGCATCAGTACCTTTCCAATCGTCATAGTGAAGTAAGTTCATCGATGATAGGTTGCATACGAATGACTCATCGTTACTTGATGATAGAGCGATCTCAGAACATAGATTAGAAGCGTGGATCGTATGACCTTTGTCCTTATAAACTTCTGGGGCGTTGTTATTAATAGTATCGCTAAAGAAGATGTATGGGTAACCAGACTCATATCGCTTCTTAATTACTTTGCCCCATACCTTTCGCTTATCCTTATCTCCATCAACCATTGACTTCATCCACTTATCAGAGACTGATACGCCAATAGAAAGATTCTGAATACTATTACCGTCACCGCGGATTTGTAAGAACTCTAAGATGTCAGCATGATCAATAGGCATGTAAGCTGCGAATGATCCTCTACGAACATTGCTCTGCGAAACAACATTTGTCACTGATTCGAATAACTCCATGAAGTGAACTGGACCATTCGACTTTCCACCAGTGCCAATATTTGCACCTCTCTTACGAATGTCTCCAAAGTAAGCAGATGTTCCTCCACCCATTTTAGTCATCATACCTACTTCAGCTTGCTTAGTAAGTATCGATTCTAGAGTATCATCAACATAAGAACCAAAGCATGAGATAGGTAAACCCCTCTTCATTCCGTAGTTAGCCCAAATAGGAGATGACAATGAATACCATCCATATGACATATACTCTTCAAACTTCTCTGCAAAACCTGCTTTCTTTAAGTCGCTCTCAGCGGTCTTTGCAATCTGTGTGATCCGCTCTTCTGGCGTCTGATCGTCTGTTAGGTATCCGCGTTTTAGGAACTTGCGACTGTCCTCGTTTAACCAATTGTATTTTTCCATAATGTATATATAACTTTTAAGTGTTCAACTAGAATAAATCTTCTTCACCGTAAGATTTATCGTTCTTCGAATATTCTGTAGGGCGCTTACTGAAGAAGTCGGTAGAAGTATTTCCAAGTACATCCTCATCGAACCATTCTGTTTTTGCCAACATCTCTTGATCGACATCATCAAACACTGGTTTAATACCAATCTGGGTAAGAGAATCATTAAGTCGATTCTTAATAAAATTTTGTAGGATAGGAGTACTTAGATTCTCTGACTCATAACCATTCACTGACCATTCAATGATTTTGGATTCGGCCTTATAAGCTTCTTCGCACTCATGGCGAATACGCTCTACAAACTCTTCATCGAACAACTCTGGATGCTCTTCTCTAATAACATTTACAAGCTCCATACCAACCATAGCATGAAGTAGTTCTTCCTTTGAAGTGTATGCTACTTGATGAGCATTATCCTTAAGAAG